GTAAGAAAGATAGATGAAACTTTTGAAATAAATAAAATATTAAACGAATAATATGAAGATAGCACACTTAGCAGATATACAAGTTAGGTTCGGTTCGAGACACGCTGAGTACAGGTCCGTATTTGAAAGATTATATGCCGATTTAAACAAAATAAAACCAGATAGAATTGTTGTTGATGGAGATATTAGTCATCACAAAATAAACATTTCGCCTGGTTCATTTGATTTGATTTCTGAATTTTTGGTTAGCTTATCTAGAATAGCTCCAACAGATGTTATCCTTGGAAATCATGATATGAATCTTCAGCAGATGGAACAAGGAGATGCAATCAGCCCAATATTAAACCTAGCAAATCTAATTCAAGATGAAAATAAAAAGGTCGCTTACATCGTAACAAATGAAAATAAAGACTCAATAGATTTTTCAAAGAAAGCAATTTACTATTATCCAGACAGCGGATTTTATAAGCTTGCTGATGATTTGGTTTATGGAGTATATTCCATGAAAGACAATCAAATTCTATCTTTAGACAAAAAAGAGCCAGGTGTAAATTATGTGGCGCTTTTCCATGGACAAGTATTTGGCGCTAGAGGAGATAATGGCCATACTTTAAATTCAGACAATCTTATAAAAATAAGCACATTTGACAATTTTGATATTGTTATGATGGGTGACATCCACGAATACCAAACTTTCCGTGAAGATGAAAGTATGGCTTATTGTGGCTCTTTGATTCAACAGAACTTTGGAGAGGCAATAGATAAAGGTTATTTACTTTGGGATGTAGAAAAAAGAACTCATGAAAGAAAATATGTACCAAATGATTTTGGATTTGCAAAAATAACAATTGCAAAAGGAGAACAATTCGATGACCGAATAGAACACATTAGATTCAGCAGCAATAAAAAGAAAACAAAGGTTTATGTAATCTGGGAAGATTATGAAGAGAATTTCTCTCAAGAAAGAGAAAATCAAATCATAAAAATGGTAAAAGATAAACACGGCTGCGAAATAGTAAAAGTGCAATTCGAGACCATTGTAAAAGATATTATTGTTGACGAAAATGATGCTGACGAAACCTATAAACAGAGTGAGGAATATTTAAAAGAATTTATTAACAATGGAGATTTTGATTGTTCTAAAGATGAAATAACTGACATAATAAAACTCCATAGAGAAACAAACGAAAAACTAGAATTAACAGAAGAGGAAAAAGTAAGCTCTGAATGGAAGTTAAATAAGGTTGAGATTAGTAACATATTTTCATTTCCAGTTAAACCAGCTATAATTGATTTCGATTCATTACAAGGTATTACTGGGGTTTTCGGAAAGAACTATAATGGTAAATCTAATTTTATAAAAGCGTTTGTGTGGGGCCTATATAAAGAAATTCTTGGCGGAGGAAACCCTAGCTTTATAACAAATATTTACACAGATTCAAACAAGGGTTATGTAAAAATATGGATTACCATTGATGGCAAAAAATATTATATTGAGAGGTCTGTTAGGACCACCGTTAAAAAAGACGGAACCTCTTCTAATTCTTATTCCATATTCTATAAAACACTAGAGTTTGAATATGATGAAGAAGGAAATTTAGATAACGAAAAATGGGAGAACGAAAAATCAGATGAGAAGACTGCAGAAAAAAATGAAGTCAGCAAGTTGGTTGAAAATGCTGTAGGTACTTTTGATGATTTTACAAAAACATCTCTCCAAACTCAAGGAGGTAAAGATGATTATTTAAACATGTCTCAGCAACCAAAAAATTCTTTAGTAAGTAAATATCTTGGACTGGAACCATATAAGCTTAGATATGAATTCAGAAAAGATTTCTTCAATGATATTAAAAAGAAGCAAAAAGAACTTGGAGAAAGACCTAAAATAGAAGAGGAAATAAAAAGATTGGAATTAGATAAAACTCTAAAAAAACAAGAATACGAAAACACAGTATCTGAAAAGAAAGAGGCTAACGACAAAAGAGAAAAGGCGGATAATGAAATTTTAGAGCTTACAAAAAAACTGGAGAGACTAGAACCAGTGTCAATTAATGATAAATCTAAAATTAATGGATTGGTAACTCAGCACAGTTCTGATATTGATACCAAAACAAAGGAGTCTAAAGCCTTATCGGATTGGCTTTCTACTAACTTCAAAAAAGAACTTCCGTTTGATGAAAATACTACGGTAGAACAATTAGAAGATAACCTAAAAAAAGAAAGAGACGCTTTAACAAAAGATAAGGAAGAATATTTAACCACTGAAAAATGGCTTAATGAAAATCCAATAAAAAAAGAAACATCAGTTGATGGATTTGAAGATGATATTGATAAAATAAAAGAAAGCATTATTCAACTTGATGGCTTGCTTTTAACGTTTAAAGGAAAGAAATGTCCTACATGCGGAACTATACATGCTCAAGCAAATCCACATAAAGAGGAAGAGTGTATTGAGGAAATTAAACAAAAGAAAGAATTACTTAAACACAAGCAAGATAAAATAAAAGAAAGCAATGATATTAAAACCCATAACATAAACTTTCAAAATAAATCAACTAAAAAAGATTTGTTGAAACAATCTTTATTAAACAGGAAAGAAAAAGTGGACTCTATTAAAGCAAAAATAGAGCTGTTCAATAAATCAAAAGATATCATAGAACATAATCAACAAGTTGAAATAAAGACTTCGAACTTGACTAAGACCAAAGAAAGAATTGACTATTTAAAAAATGAAATTGTAAAATTAAATGAAGACCTAGTAAAAATTAAGAATAATGAATCTAAGATTAAAAACAATGATATATTAAAAGTTCAAATTGAAGATTTAACTGGAGATGCAAAAGCCCATAAACTAACTGTATTTAATTTAGATAAGCAAACAAATATTTTGTTTGGAGAGCTAAAGGTTATTGAAAATAGTATTAAAGCCCAAGACCAAAAGCTTATTGATATTAAAGAGTATGAAAAATTATATAAAAAATATTCAGTATATCTTCAGGCTATGCACAGAGATGGGATTCCAGCTTTGATTATTAGAAAAAAACTACCACTAATAAATCATAGAATAAATACAATTTTACAGCAAGCTGTTGATTTTAAAATTGATTTTGATATCCTAGCTAATGGAGATTTAGTTGAGACTTTCTATTTTAATAATGACAAGTCAGATTCTCTTCCTTTATCTTTTGCATCTGGAGCTCAGAAGTTCGTTTCATCTATAGCAATAAAAGATGCTCTGCACTATATCAGTAGCCTTACAAAACCGTCTCTTTGTATTATAGATGAAGGGTTCGGTACCTTGGATGATGAGCTTACGTTTGAAATAATTAATATCTTGAACTATTTAAAAAATAAGCACAAGAATGTTATTGTGATATCACATAGAAATGAGATAAAAGATTTCGCTGACAATGTGATTGAGGTCATGAAGGTTCAACAAGGACTTACTCAAGAAGTAATAGATAACAATCCTAAGGCTGGGGTAACAAAATTAAACATTAGATAAAAATGGATTTATCATCGCCAGACCAAAACAAAAAGAAAAGGGGAAGGCCACCAAATAAAGTGGCTGCGGAAGCTGCTATGGATTTGATTAAGAAAGTAGAAAAAGAAACCGATGAAGAGACATTAATAAAAGAAGCAGAAGAGGCGGAGTTTGAAAAATATCAAGCTACAATGAAAGCTGAAGCTGCTAGAGTAAAATTGGCTCAAGAACAAATCAAAAGAAAACTAAGAGAAAATTTGAAAAAGAAAGAATTGGAAGACATCAAAAAAAATACATTAAAATATCTTGAGTCTGGTAGTAAAATAAAATGGAAGGCAATTGGAGCTGGAGATACCCTGCATGGTTTCTATAAAGACAAGTTGGTTTTTGAAATAAAAAAGGGACTAGCTATGTTTAATTTATATCTTAAAGATAAAGAAATAATCAAAGAACAAAAAATAAGGTCATCATACATGTCTTGTTCTATGACTCTTCATAAATTAAAAAATAAATCAGAAGATTTTATAAAAAAGATTCAAGAATTAAAAGACAAATCAAAAAAGCTTATTTAGCTTATCAATCTTTTGTTGTAATTTTTTAGCATCCTCTTTAGCTTTTGTATTAACTGGCGCTTGAGGTGTTTTTGGAACCACTGGTTTATCTGGAGTTTTAACAACAGGTTTCTCAATCTTAGGCTCTTTTGCCAATGCTTTAGCTTTGTTTTTAGACACGTTAAGCTGTTTTTGGTATTCCTTAGCACCATCTGGATTAAAGCTCGCTATAACGCTTGTCATTGAAGAATCATTAGGGTTATATCCAGGTAGCCCAACCTTATCAAATAGCCTACCAGTAAAGAACATAGATTTTACATTTGATGCCTTAAAAAGTCTCCATTCATTTTTTGCCTGGGCACTTCTAATTCCAGTTTCTATTGCCTTCTTTTCGGATTGGCCCTCTACATGTATTCCTCTCACAACAAGTTGGCCTTTTTTGTCATATCCCATAGCTACAGGCTGAACAATCCTCATCTTCCAGACTGGCATCTTGTATTTTGTGTTGTTACTTTGAAATACCATACCAACCTCCATACCGCCTTCTATGGCTTGTTTCATTATGTTTGTATCAAACTTTACTCTTTTAGAGCTGTTTGAATACAAATCTTCAACCTCTTTTAAGATACTGGCACTTTTGCTTGGTTTTAGGCCAGCAAGTTCTCCTAAACGTTTGATATATGATTCTGACAATAACATTGTTAGTATAAATATTTGCCAAAAAGCTTATTTTGTCAATTTTTTTTTATATTTTTAAAGCAAATTATGGGAAAGCCGACAAACAAAGCCGAAGAATACGAAGCATTACAAAATAACGTCACCAATAAAGTTCATATTAGCTTTAGTGAGTTTTCTTTATTTAACCAATGCGGACACAGACATTTACTTGAAAAAAAACTAGGAATACTTCAACAGCCGCCATCTATTCATCTATATTTTGGTAATGCAATACATGCCTCAATTGAAACAACTTTAAAAGAACATCTAAATATAGAAAAGAGAGTTGAGTTTTTCAGGTCCACATTCACAAAAGATATGATGGATAATATGAAAGATACTTCTGATTTTAAAAATAATTTTTATGACTTTATTGACCAAGGAGAGCACATTTTAAGGATACTTGATTTTGAAAAGATACTTAAAGATTATGAAATTGTGGCTATAGAAGAGGCTTTATATGAAAACGTTCATCTAAATTATTTCTTTAAAGGATTTATTGACTTGGTTGTTCGACACAAGATTACAAAAAAGTATAAAATAATTGACTGGAAAACATCTGGAACCGATTGGGTTGTTTCAAAAAAACTAAAAGAAGAAATTTTCCTTGCTCAAATGCGATTCTATAAATTCTTCTGGGGAAGAAAAAACGAGGTATCAATGGACCAGATTGAATGTGGATATGTCGTTTTGAACAGATTGAGAGATAAAAAAGATGCAAAGTCATATCCAGGTAGATTGCAGGAAATTGATGTAGATTCTACACCAGAAGAAATTAGGGGTTCCTTAGAAAAGTTAGCCGAAACAATCAAAATGATTCATATAGACAAGAATTTTCCTAAGGTGAAACAAATATCTGGAGTTGGCGGATGTATATTTTGTCCACTTAAAGGTGGTAAGCACCCTCTCTGCGATTCCAGCGATAAGCAATATAAGAAAATACTCAAAGAGTATAAAAACAAACAATAGTTTACACCAAAACCAAGGCCAAAAGCCTTGGTTTTTTGTTTTAATATGCTTATATTTTATAAAAAGAAAATTATGGCATATTATAATAAACAACAGATTGTGGAATTTATCAATTCTTCATGCGACAAAATAAAGTATGAAAAACATACTCCTATTACTGACCCACAAAAGTCTCTTACAGAGTTAACGGATGAACAAGATTTAATAGGCTTCTTCTGGCTTGAGCTTTCTCAAAATGGAGAAAATGGAGTTGGAATAAAAATGGAAGGTAAACTTTTTGTGAGATTAAATTCAGATTTTTATACTGATGATAGATTTGCCGTGGACTCATATCATGCTGCAAAAGAAGGTGTTTCTGTAACTGATATTATTAAAAAAAGAGATAAAGAAAAACTAGAAGCTAAAAAAGAAATGAGTCCTGATGTTTTAGAGACTTTAAAAAATTATTTGTCTAAAAATACAGATGATATTACTGATAAATAATGTTTTATTATGGAATTAAAAGAGCTAAACGAATTAAAAAATTATAACGAACTTGACTTGCTCCATAAGCTTATTGAAAAGGCTGAAGGGATTAAGAAAAGAACTGAACAAATTTTAAAAGGAAATAAATCAGCTGGAGTTGATGTAAGGAAAGCTATGCAAGACATAAGAATGCTTTCTGAAATTATAAGAGACAAAGTTCAAAGAGGTAAATTTAAAAAAGAATCAATAGAAGATTCTAAATTATACAAAGCAATAGAGGCCGAGAAAAAAAGATTGTTGCGTGAAGAGGCTAGAATTAAAGAATTGGAAGAAAAAAGAGTAACTCAGCGCTAAAAAATGGCAAAGAAAAAAGAAAGAGAATCAAAACAATTTTCAGTAAACATCAGAAAATTAAGAACAAACTACGAGTTAAGGTTTGACTATAATAAGATGTTAACTGAATATATAAAAACTTTCCCAAAAGAACATAGAGGGATTAGGGTTGATAGTATTATAAACGCAGACGGTGTTAAGAAAGATGATTGGGTGCGAATTATAAGAGATGTTGCTATGGGCCAAATGATTTCTTTTTTTCTTGACAACGGTATTGCATTTACATTTGAAAATGTTCCAGAAGAAGATATAAATAAACTAAGAGCAGAATATTTAGAAAGACAAAATAGATTAATACAAGTTTTAAAATTAAAAGCTGATAATTTGGCGATTGATGACAAGCCGCTTAGTTTTATGAAAATTCAACCTCACCCTTACCAAAAACAGGCTGTAAGTTTTTTTGAAATAAACAATGGGATTTCTATTTTAGGCGACCAACCAGGCGTTGGAAAAACATTGCCTGCATTTACATATGCAACAAAACATAAACTTAAAACTCTTATCATTTGTCCATCATCCCTAAAGTTAAGCTGGAGAAATGAAATATTAAGATTTACACATGAAAAACCGTTTGTATTTAAATTAAAACCAAGAAAGAAAAGTAATATAGTAGCTTATAAAAAAGAAGAATCTCTTTTTCATATTGTAAACTATGAATCTTTAGAGACGTATCTTAAGATGGAATATAAGCATGTTTGTAAGGGCCAAAAGCTTATACCAGGAAAGGGAATGCAAACTTGTAATACCGAAATTGTAGACCTTTTAAAAAAACATAAAGAGTGCCCAATTTGTAAAAACCAAAACTCATTCAAAACAAAAGTTGTAGGGTATAAAGGATTTACTGATGATTTTGACCAGTTCATTGACCCTGCTGAATATGACCTTCTTGTTATTGATGAGTTTCATAGGATAAAAGAAAAAAAGACTAGCTGGACACAAATAATCAGAGAAGCATTTAGAGATGTTATTCCAAGAAAAATATTGCTATCTGGAACCGCAATTAAAAGTAGGCCTGCTGAATTTTTTATGGGACTTAATTTTCTGGACCCTAAAACCTGGAATAACCAACATGAATTTGGCGTTAGATATTGCGCAGGATTTCAAGATACGTTTGGATGGAAATATGACGGAGCATCAAATTTAGAAGAGCTTTATGAAAGGATGTCTCCAATATTTTTAAGAAGATTAAAAAAAGATGTGCTTAAACATTTGCCACCAAAAACTTATACAAATATTCCTATTGAATTAACTCCAAGCGAATATAAAGAATACAACACTCTTTTAGAAGATTGTATAAAAATAGTAGATGGTAAAGAAGTTAAAGAAGGATATTTAGAAAAAGTTTTAAAATTAAAATTATTCTTAGCCAAATGTAAACTTAAACAAACAATAGAGTTCATACAAGAAATTGTTGATTCTGGTGAGAAGGTAGTTATAATGTCAGACTTCCAGGAAATAGCCGAAGCTATTCATGAGCACTTTAAAGATGTTTGTGTTTTACATACTGGTTCTATGAACGACATAAATAAACAAGAGTCGGTTGATAGATTTCAAAACGATAAAAAAATAAAAATTTTCTCTGGAATGATTATCGCCTCTGGCGTTGGAATTACACTAACTGCTGCTAGCAAACTTATGTTTATGGGATTTGCCTGGACATCTGGAGACATGCAACAATGCGAGGATAGAATACACAGAGCGTCAACAACTCATGATAATATTCAGATTATAACCCCTTATTGTATAGATACAATAGATGAAGATATTATGCAAATGCTAGAAGAAAAAGAAAAAATAGTAAATAAGGCATTAGATAATACAACTAATTTAGGTAAAAATATACAAACAAAAGATATTGGAATATTAAAATCTTTAATTAATAAGATAGCCAATCAATAACTTTTCTATATTTGAAATATCTTTATAAGATATACGAATCAGTTTTATTTTATTTTCTTTGCAAAAGTAATTTTTTATATTATCTCTAAATTGGATATCTTTTAATTTGTTGTGTTTAGAAAATCTCATTGGATTGAAATGCTGCTCTC